TCTTGTATAAGTTCAAACTCTCCAAATAATTCAGAACCGGCAGAATGAAATGTATCTTTTATTATATCTTTGTATTTAGCAAGTATTTTTTGAACTTTTATCTGATAAGAAAAATCTTGATAAAAATAACTATCTTGTATAAATTTATCAGAACTTAAATGACTTCTTGTTGTTGACCAAAAACCTCTACCAACACCAACACCACCTTTAGTAACTTTACCTTCAACAAGACTTGCAATGTTAAATTCTGTTATATTTACAGACAACAGTGCACCAGTTCCATTAGAAGTTCTCACTGTAAGTGTTGGTGTTGTTTGATATCCCGAACCTCTATCATTATAAAGAATATTTATTATAGAACCATTACTATCAGTTCCTACAACTGCATTTGCTGTATCTGGAGTTCCACCACCAGAAAAAATAACTAGTTCATTATTTTGATAACCAGAACCACCAGAGCTAATTACAACATTACTCAATCCACCCTGTAAATATAAATCTACATCTTCACCATTTAAATAAGATTTACCAGAATCAACTATTGACACTGAAGTAACAATGTCATTTCCTGATGATGGCAAGCCTCTAATGTTTTCATTTTCACCGTTTAAAGTTTCATCTTCTCTTACCATAACAGTTTCATATGTAGCAAAATTAGCAGGCAATATTGTAGGTGCTGCTCTATATACAGCACTTGCTGTGGAACTATTCTCTGGTGGACCATAAAGAATTATTTGAGTGCTGTTTGTTACTTCTTTAATTACTTGTAATTCTTGTGTAGCATTCAAAGAAGAATTTGCTTGAATTTGAATGACATCGTTTGCAGCAAATATAGAATCAAATATAGTAGAAGTTCCAGTTATGGTATTTGAAGAAGCAGTGTAACTTATAGACCCAGGAAGTCCATTTGAAAGTAAATTAGATCTAACAAAATTTATAGTTGCGTTTGTGTAATTATTACCAGTTGTTATGTTATTTAATTTTGATACTGTTCCAAAAATATCTGTTATAAATGTTAAAGCAGTTCCAGTATTTGATGTTAAATTAGCAGTCTCATCTCCAGGAAACCCATAAGCAGTTGCATCTAATTGTAGATTAGAATAATTACAAATCACATCTGTATTATATGTTATTAATTGTTGATTTGTAAGTTGATCTAGCTCAAATCCTGCACCAGTTCCAGTAGTATCGTCTGTTTCATTATAAACAAATATAGAAGAGTTTGACAAATACCCGAATCCACCAGATAAAATATCAAAATTTATAGTTCCAAATCCTCTACCAACATTGGCAACTCTTAAAAGTCCATTTTGGCCAAAAGAAATAATATTATCATTTGTCAAATCTCTTTTAACTATTTTTAATATATTACCTACTTTAAAATTTTGTCCACCATTAATTATTTGTAGACCATTCAAAGAGCCTTTTAAAATAGGTGCAGATGTAATAGCAGAAGTATTTGATGCTTGTCCTTTTAGAACAATTGCTTCACCAATTGTAAAGTCTTGATTTTTTGGTGTAATGTTTGAAATAAACAATGTGTTAATAATGTCAGAATCAAAAGATTCTTTTGTAAAAGATTCTACTACTGCAAGAGTTCCTGATTCAGAACCTTCAATTTCTTTACCAACCAAATCATTCAAATTCCCATTATCAGTAACCTCTAAATATTTTGGTTCTTTCCAAGTTCCATCAGATGGTTTTAATATATCTCTACCAGGAATATATATTTCTGAATCTAAATTATAAAGAAGTTTAAATAGTAATTTGTGACCCTGTATACTAGATTTTGATCTGTAAGCATCTAAAACGTGCTTTATCATAAATCTTTTATTTACAACGGTCTCAAATGGAATACCAAATAAATATTTTTTCTCAAAATGAACTAAAAAATCATCTATAGTATTATCAATGTCACCATAGTTTAAAAGATTTCTTGAATGGTAAATTGGATTTCCATTAGATTCCATCCACTCAAAATATGCTTTCATAAACAATATAAAAGTAGGTCCCTCTTCTCTATAAAAAGAAGGGAATTGATTTTCAATAAAATTTGATATTTTTGTTTCTATTGAAAATTCCATATTACTTTACTGTTTCTATTACATTTACATTAACATTAGAATTATCAATAAGTAAAATCATATTTTGAGAAGAAATAACATCCTTATTTTTAGTATTAACTAAGAATGAGATATATTGATCATATCCCTTTATTTTGATATTATCAACTTCTACTTCACCTGTAGTATAATTTATTGATCCTATATTAGATTTAATTGTAACTAGTTGTCCAGAAATTTCCTTATAAACTTCTAGATTACCATTACCATCATCTCTTATTTGAGCAAATTCTGTTTCATTATCATCATCATCTAAAAATGTAAATTGTGTTGTGGTGAGAACTACTGATGGGTGTATAAATCCAGTACATAAAGTTTTTCTTGCTTCTAATTCATTGTTGTAGTTTATAACAAAACTTACTTTTTCATTTACTTTTGGTGTTTGTCTTGAAAGCAATCTTACTTGTGTGTCATTACTTGTAATGTTTTCATCAACTGCATCAATAGATGTAACAAACTTACTATATCTAAAATCATTATCAAATTTTGATAATGTATCAGTTCCAAAATCTAGTATATCTTGAATTACTAATGATTTAATATCAGATACAGATTTTAATGAAGTTACTGTATTAAGTTGAACTGATGATATAACGTGAATGTAAAAGAAATCTGGATCAACAAAGACAACTCTATTTGGAAGAGCAATATAATCTAATAGATAATTAAGAACATCGTTCTTTAAAAAATCTGGAGCAATTGTTCCTGATGCTGGTTTTAATGAAAGTAAAACTTTACCATATTGTTTAGGTTCTACTTCTTGTCCACCGTAAACATTAACATCTGATAATGCACCACCAAACTTAGATAGAACTAAAGCAGAATAATCATTTGATGCAACTGCTCTTTGTTGTGTAGCAAAAAATCTTGGTGCTCTAAATTTAACATCATCTATAGATTCTTGAAAAGCACCATCTGCTGAATTAGTAACTACTGTTGAAGTTACTGTTGTGACTTCACCAGAGTTTATTGGTCCTAAATCATCAACAAGAGAGATATCTGAAATACCATTGGAATCTTTGCCATTGTTTACAATGTAGTCTGCTTCTATAGTGGCAAAGTTTTGTGGTTTTCTTCCAAAAATATCATTACCAAAAACAATTTCATATCTATTATTATCAGATGGTTGTAAGAAAAATACCTGTGAGTTTTTGTTTATACCAAGAAGATTTTCTGCTCTTGTGTAATTATATGTATTAGCACCATTGTTCTCTATTACTGAAACTGTAAGAGTATTAACATCTATATTTTCATTTGATAATCTTAAAACTTGTGTTTCATCTGTTGAATCATATATGAAAGAATCTTGAAAAAATGAACCTTCTAGTACTTCAACATTTGAAATAGAGTAAGTATCGTTTGCAGATGTAATGATATTTACTTCATTAGTAACAAACTCAAAAGAATCATTTGAATTTGAACCAGAAAATCTAGTTCCTTTTGGAATTGTAAGAGGACCATTAATGCCAGTTGTTTCAAATGTCAAATCAAGAAATGCAACTGATGATCTATTTGAAATAGGAAGATAATTTAATTCTTTTGAATGTGATGCAACTGAATCATATTTCTGAGAAGAATCCAGAAACATTTCAGACGCAACCATATTTAAGTAGAAAGAATTCAAATATGAGTTATATGTCATTACATCAAGTAAGACATTAATATTTGAACCTTCAAAATCATAATCTTTTAAAACAGATTGATTTTGAAGATAAGTTTTAAAATTTTGTTTTAGTGTATCAAAATCTAATGACGAAATGTTTAATGAACTATTTGCCATTTAACGAACTCTTTTCAGTAATGGTATTGTTAATACTATCTCTTCTACACTATTTATAAGAGTATAAACAATGGTTACTACTATTTCGTTTTCGCTTATTGGATTATTTGATTGACTAGTTTTTATATCTAAGGAGGATTCAACTAATACATCAATAAGATTTACTCTTGGTTCATTGTTTAGTATTGTAGTTTCAATAAAAAATTCAATTTTACTTAATTGTGCTTCTGTGTTATTCTCAAAAAGAGATGCATTTACATCTGATCCAATTAAAGGTTGATAAAGTCTTTCACCAACATTTGTTTTAATAAGATTTCTTAATGATTGGTTTACTGCTTTCTCATTTGTGACACGACCAAGCTG